TGGATAGACTCAAGGTTTAATAGGAGCTAATAATGTTTACAGCACTTATAGGACCTATAGCAAATCTAGCATCTAGTTGGATGACTAGTAAAGTTGAGAAGGTTAAAGCCGATGGACAAGCTAAAGTTGCACAGGCTAAAGCTAAAGCAGTTGTTGCAGAAAAAGTTGCTGCAGGAGAAGTGCAATGGGAAAACACTATGGCAGATGCTACAGATAATTCATGGAAAGACGAATTTGCCTTGACGGTTTTACTTTTACCTGCTATACTAGTGTTCATCCCTAGTATGACAGAGTATGTAAGAGTAGGCTTTGAAGTATTAAATACATTACCTGAGTGGTATCAGTATTTATTATTTATAGCAATTAGTGCATCTTTTGGTATTAAAGGTGCAGGACAAGCAATGAAAATAATGGGGAAGAAATAATGACTACAACAAAAAAACCAACAACTAAAAATTTACATTATGGTGGAGATAGTGGCTTCCCTCCAAGAGGAAGAAGAACATTAGGAGACCCTAGAAGAAATCCAAGAAGAAGAAGACCACTAGGTAGAAATGTTGTAGGTTCAGTAGCAGACCAAAGAAGAAGAGATAGGGAAGCACTTAGAAATGCAAGAGTAAAAGGCAGAGGAACTATGATAGACTTTAGTAAACTACCACCTGCTCAACAAGCTAGAATAAGAAAACAACAAGAAGCAAATAAAAAAAGATATCAACAGATGACACCTACTATGAGACGTAGGTTAATGGAACAGATGAGAAGAGCACAGCAAAGAGCAACACCTTATACCTCTAGTGTAGGTAGACAGACACCAGCACAACAAAAGGCTGCTAGAGATAAATTTAACAAAATGATGGAAGCCAATAAAAGAATGAGAGCTAATGTATTTGGTAGGGGAAGAAAACCAACACAGGCTACACAAACACCTAAAAATGTTTTAGATAGATTTGCTGATAACCGAGATAGGTTTAATAAAAGAAGAAGACCAACTGCAATGCCAGAACCTCAACTAGTACCTCAACAAAGAAGAGATAGACTGGCTTCTCCTACACAGCAAGTGAGAGAAGCAATAGCTGCACCTCCTTCATCATATCCAGCACAAGAAGTTAGACAGGCTATCCCAGAGCCAATGCAGAGACCAAGAGGTAGAAGAGTAGCAGCTAAAGGTGGTGTTATAACTAAAAAAAGAATAGGTGCTAATGATTTTCGTAAAGGTGGCTATGTATTATCAACTGTAGATAATAGAAAGAATAAAAAGTAATGTCAAACATTATTGAAACAAACTTTGGAACACTAATCAACCCTGCAAGAGTAGCACAGGGTAGTGCTTCTAGCATTGTAAAGAAAGGTGCGTTCTATATATTTTCACTTAGACTAAGTAGTAATGATATTAGAGAGTATTCATTTACAGATAGAGCTAGAGCAGAGAATATGAGAAAGATTCTAATAAGCCACTTAGAACAAAGTATAAAGTTAAAGAAAGTAAATAGTTAATGAACTTAATAAAACTACAAGACGAAATATCAAAAGATGAAGGTATAAAGTATGAAACATATAGATGTTCACTTGGGCATTTAACAGGAGGTATAGGGCATCTTATTACTGAATGGGATGAAGAGATATACTCAGGACCTGTAGGAACTGCAATACCAACTGAGCAAGTAAATGACTGGTTTGCGAAAGACATAGAAACAACTATAAAAGATTGTAACCTACTCTTTTCGCAATTTAATAATCTGCCTGATGATATACAACATGTATTAGCTAACATGTGTTTTCAATTAGGTAGACCTAGATTATCTAAATTTAAAAATATGATTGCTGCTGTAGATGATTTAGATTGGGAAAGAATGGCAGACGAAATGGAAAACTCTCGTTGGTTTAAACAAACACCTAACAGAGCCAAACGTTTAATAGCAATCGTTGATAGACAATTTGTGAGAGAAAGTATTCCATTATGAGTAGACAACTAACTGAAAGACAACAGAAGTTTCTTGATGTACTATTTGATGGTGCAGGTGGGGATGTAGCACAAGCTAAAGTGCTTGCAGGATACTCTGAAACATCTAGTACATCTGATATAATTAAGTCTCTTAAGGAAGAGATTATGGATGCTACACAACTATATATGAGTAGAAACGCACCTAAGGCTGCTGTGGCTATGGTAAGTGGTGTAGATGACCCTACCCAGCTTGGCATACGAGACAAGCTCTCAGCAAGCAAGGAACTGCTAGACAGGGTAGGTTTAATCAAGACCGAGAAGCTACAAGTAGAAGCATCAGGTGGAGTAATGATATTACCACCAAAAAACAAGGAGTAAGTTATGGGTAATAAAAATAGTAGGTCTATGTCTGGTGCAAAAGAATTTAAAAAATATTATAAGACAGATAGAAAAAGTAAAAAAGTAGAAAAACTAGATAAATTAAATCCTGCAAGAGCTTATGCAAGAATAGTAGACGATGAATATACAGCATCTAATTCTGATAAATATGATGAAGTTCATGTAGGTGGAGCTGCATATAGTTTAAAAAATAGAACTCCCAAAAAAAAATATACACCACAAACTAAAAAGTATGGTATTATAGATAATCTTAAAAAGAAAAAGAAGTAATGAATAGAAGTTTAGGCAAGTGGAAGCTACCACAACCTACAGATATAAAAGACGAGGAAGGTAAAGAGTGGTCTAAGATACCACGTATATCACGAATAGTACCTTTTGGTTATGAAAAGAATGAAGAAGACCCTGACATACTTAATCCAATACCTTTTGAACTTGAAGCCATTGAGATGGCTAGAAAATATGTAAAGCAGTATTCCTTTAGGCAAGTTGCTAATTGGGTTACACAAAAAACAGGTAGAGAAATATCTCACGTAGGATTAAGAAAAAGGTTAATGCATGAGCAACAACGTAAGAACCAAGCTAGAACTCTCAGAAAATGGTCTGAATATGCCCAGAAGGCAATCGAAAAGGCGAAAGCCATCGAAGAAGAAAGAACAGGTTCAAGAGCCTAGTGTAGTAGAAGTAGAACGTGTAGATGATGAAGAATCTCTTAACGTAGTATTTAAGCCTAACACAGGACCACAAACGCAGTTTCTTGCTGCAGGTGAAAGAGAAGTATTATATGGAGGTAGTGCAGGTGGTGGTAAAAGTTATGCCATGCTTGCTGACCCACTCCGATACATGGGTCATCCATCATTTAGTGGATTACTATTAAGACATACAACAGAAGAACTACGAGAGTTAGTATGGAAGTCACAAGAAATATATCCTAAGATTTGGAAGGGTATAAAATGGTCAGAGAGAAAGATGCAATGGGTAGCACCATCAGGTGCTAGATTGTGGATGTCATACCTTGACAGAGATGATGACGTATTAAGATATCAAGGATTGGCATTTAGTTGGATAGGGTTTGACGAGTTAACGCAGTGGGCAACTCCATTTTCATGGAACTACATGCGTTCACGATTAAGAACCGCATCGGCAGATTTGCCAATCTATATGAGAGCCACTACAAACCCGGGAGGTCCTGGGCATGGCTGGGTTAAAAAAATGTTTATTGACCCATCACCATATGGAAAGGCATTTGATGCAACAGATATCGAGACCGGGGAAGTACTTAAGTATCCAGCAGGACATAGCAAGGCTGGACAAGCATTATTTAAAAGGAAATTTATCCCTGCGAGATTATTTGACAATCCGTATTTATCTAGAGAAGGTGATTACGAAGCAATGTTGCTCTCCCTTCCAGAGCAACAGCGTAGGCAATTACTTGAGGGCGATTGGGATATTAAGGAAGGTGCCGCTTTTACGGAGTTTAATCGTGATATTCACGTTATTGACCCTTTTCACATCCCTAGTAATTGGGTCAAATTTAGGGCTTGTGATTATGGTTATGGTTCTTATAGTGGTGTGTTATGGTTTGCTGTCTCGCCATCTGAACAACTTATTGTCTACAGAGAACTCTATGTTAGCAAAGTCCTTGCCACAGATTTGGCAGATATGATAAATGAATTA